TTATTGTTCACCTAAAGTTTTTTCAATTTCATCTAAAATATTATCGATTTCATTATTTAAACGTTCACGCTGCTTTTGATAGATTGTTATCAATTCATGAGGTTCTAGAATCGTTTCTTCTTCATGTGGATAACTACATAAGTCTAAATTATAATCTCCATCAATAATTTGTTGTACACTGTATTTATTTGCTTTAAAACCTGTTTCTTCTTCAATTACTTCACGATTATTCCACCACTCCATTGCCGATTGTAAATGTTCTAGTTTAATTGGTTTTGTTTTAGAAAAGTTTTTATATCCATCTGGCATATCCACACGATAGAACCAAATATCTTTTGTTGGTTCTGTTTTTTCAAAGAACAATATATTTGTTGTAATACTTGTATATGGAGCAAATACACTATTTGGTAATCTGATAATTGTATGCAGGTTAAATTCTTTAATTATTTTTTCTTTAATTGCACGTTTAGCACCATCTACACCGAACATAAATCCATCAGGTAAAATAACTGCTGCTCGACCATTTTGTTTTAAGCGATACATAATAGTAGATAAAAATAAGTCCGCGGTTTCACTACTTCTTAATTCTATAGGAAAATTCATTTTGATTGATTCTTTTTCTGAACCGCCATATGGAGGGTTCATCATAATGACTTCAAATTTATCTTTTTCTTCGTAGTCACGTACATTTTTCTCTAGGCTATTACCATGAATGACTTGAGGATTATCCATATCATGTAATAGAAGATTTGTTAAACATAATAAATATGGGAATGCTTTTTTCTCGATACCAAATACAGATTTACTATATAAATCATTATCTTCTGTTGTTTTAATTTGTGCTTTTAAATAGTTAAGTGTTGACGTTAAGAAACCGCCTGTACCACATGCAAAATCCGCGATATGTTCTCCTAATTGAGGTTTAATCATATGGGTGATAAAGTCTGTTACAGCTCGTGGTGTATAAAATTCACCTGAAGCACGTTGAGCTTGTAAATCTTTTAAAATTTGTTCATAAATTTCATTAAAAGCGTGACGTTTTTTATAATCTGTAAAATCGATGTCATCTATTACATTAATAACTTGTCTTAATAATACGCCATCTTTCATATAATTGTTCGCATCTTCAAAGGCAAAACGTACAATTGCCTTATTAATCGGTATTAGTTCATCTACTTCAATTGATTTTAACGCCGGAAATAAATCATTATTTACAAAGTCTAACAACGCTTCTCCTGTTCTTGCTTCTCCATCCTTTTCATCTACAGCCCAATTGCACCAACGGAATTCTTCTGGAATAATCGATTCAAAATCGTCATCATCGAATTCCCATTGTTGTTCTTTTGCATCATATACTTTTAAGAACAACATCCAAACAATTTGTTCGATACGCTGAGCATCTCCTGAAATTCCCGCATCATTACGCATAATATTTTGTAGTGTTTTTACAAATGATGTAATTGTCATTATTTATTATACCTCTTCATTCTAAATACTAACTGTCTATTACTTCTTCTAATTGGTCACAAAACTTAATAATATTTACCATATTATCACAAATTAATTTGCTCTCTATAGTATTTAATACTTCATTGGGGTGAGCAAAACTTTCATGATTTCTAACTTTATTATATTCATTTAATAGGTTAGTTGTACTCTTCAATATCTGAATTGTCATAGTAGAATCAATCACTTTTAATTGTTCAATATATTCTCTATAATTTTTAAAAATAGTATGCAAGGCATCGTCTCGAACATATCCAATATTATGTTTTTTACATAAACTTCTAAAATACTGCATAGAAAATGTATGAAGTCTATCTAGCGCTAATTCTGGTTTGTTATTTTTCATATTTTCTTTAATGTCTGTTACTAATTTAGGCATACTTTTTGATATATTTAGGACATCAACATATAATTTATCTAATTTTTCATATGAAATACTACCAGTAAAACTTTCTAAAATAGATAAACATTTTTGATAGTCTTTTTCTTCTTCACTTGTTATCTCTATTTCATATGCGTCTTTACACTCTTTCCAATACCTCACTAAATCTTTGAGTAGGTTATATACAACGGACTCGTCTTCTTTATCCCAAAAGCTTCTTAAACGATTTGCCTTTGAAGTACCGTAATTGCTATATTCATCTGACAATATATCTCTCCCTGTAGAGGTAAGGACAAATTGTTGAAAAGAAGCATTGCTGAAATTTAGAACATACCCTGTATTCATTTTAAATAATTTCTCAAACCAAATTCTATCTACTTTCGCTGGCCATTCCATTATATTTTTCTCACCCTATTTATTAAGATATATATATTTCTTCTTTTAGTCTTTTAACGGCATCTAAGTATTTCTTCTTACCCCCAAAGGTGTTTGCAATTCTCATTGGGCTTCCATATTTTTGAAACTCGTTTAACTTTAATACTTCTATATCCTCAATTTCAGTAATTCCTTCATTTTTGTATTTTTCGAGAAGTAATTCTAAAACTTCTCGAGCCTCATCTTTATATTGATAGATATAACCACGTTTTTTAACATTATTGACTCGTTCAGCTTTTGTAAGTGGTGGTTGGTCAAATGCTAAATGCAAAATCAAATCAAATTCATCCACATCTTGAAAATTTGTTTGTTCTCGAACAGCATCTAACAATATACCCTTTTCTTCTAATGTATTTAGTATAACTTCTTTTTTCTCTTCTGTGTTCCATTTATGAATGAAGTTATCCAATGTTGCATATTCATTGCGAATGTTTTTCTTTGTATAGTCAATTAAACTTTCAGTAATTAATTTACCGCCAACATCATAATATTGAACACGCTCATTTATGATTTTAACATCAACATCATTTACTCGATATTTATGGCGGTGCTTTCCATCGTTATCATCCTCAAAATCATCCATTTCCTCTGGAATATTATCGAATCCTTCTTGTCCTTGTTCATCCGGTGCATCGCCCATATCACCGTCTTCTGGCACATCCATAATAATTATTGGGTCTCCGTCAAAATCAGGGTCAGCGAACAACCGACTAGCATTTCTGAAATCCATAATTGTGAAATATTCTTTACCATGTTCTACATCTAAACGTGTTCCACGGCCGATAATTTGTTTGAATTCTGTCATTGAATTGATATTTGAATCCAGCACAATTAACTTACATGTTTTGGCGTCTACACCAGTCGTTAAAAGTTTAGAAGTAGTCACTAATGTTGGATACTTACTTTCTCTATCAGTAAAATAATATAGCTGCGCCTTACCTTCCTGATTATCCCCTGTAATACGCATAACATATTTATCGTTTTGTGCAACAAGGTCGCTATTTTCATTTATTAAAGCTCTTCTCATACGTTCTGCGTGGTCTATATCTACACAAAATACAATTGTTTTTGCAAATCTATCAGTTTTTTTTAAATATTCTGTAATCCGTTTTGCAACCACTTCTGTACGTTTATCGATAACAATATTTTTATCAAAATCCTTTTGATTATATTCTCTATCCTCGATTTCTTGACCGTACATGTCATGCTTTCCTTTTTCAGGGCGATAACCTTCTAAATCTTTATCCATACTAATCCGCATTACTTTATAAGGTGCTAAGAATCCATCATCAATTCCCTGATTTAATGTGTATGTGTAAATTGGTTCACCAAAATATGAAATATTTGATGCTTCTTTAGTTTCTTTTGGCGTTGCAGTTAAACCAATTTGAGTCGTACCTTCTGTATCAAAGTATTCCAATACTTTACGCCAGCGACTTTCTTCTTTTGCTGAACCTCGATGTGCTTCATCTATAATAATCAAGTCAAAAAAGTCAGGCTTAAATTGACGGAACGGTTCTTCCCCATCCCCACCAGCTAATTGATGATACAAAGCTAGATAAATTTCATATGAACTATCTAATTTTCGCCCCTGTATTTTGGTCATTACTTTTTCAAAAGGTTTAAAATCATTTTCCATCGTTTGGTCGACAAGTACATTTCTATCTGCTAAAAACAGTACTTTCTTTTTCATACCTGATTTCCATAGACGATAAATAATCTGGAAAGCTGTATAGGTTTTACCTGTTCCAGTGGCCATTACGAGCAAAACCTTATCTTGTCCATTAGCTATTGCTTCAACTGTGCGGTTAATTGCAACTCTTTGATAATAACGAGGTGTTTTATCTCCCAATTGGAAATAATAAGGCTCTTTGATTATCTTCTCTTGTTCAGGAGTTATCTGTGCATCGCACATATATCTTTCCAATAATTCTTCTTTTGTTGGAAATTCATCTAATGTCAGTTCGCGTTCTACACCTGTTAATCGGTTATGTTCAATAAATCCATCACCATTAGATGAAAAAGCAAATGGTACATCTAATACCCCTGCATAGTCAAGAGCCTGCTGCATTCCAGCCCCTACTTCATGCTTATTATCCTTTGCTTCTACAATCGCAATGGGATAATTCTTTTTATAGTATAGAAGGTAATCTGCCTTTTTTCTTTTTCCACGTGCAGTTAAATTACCCCGAACAATAATACGACCATCTGTGAAATTGTATTCACAAAAAATATCATTTTGAATATCCCATCCTGCTTTTTGCAATGCTGGCGTTATGTATTTTAATTTAATATCTTCTTCTGTCATTTCATATTTAGATTTCATACCAACACCCACCCTTAAATTAAATATATATTTATTATTATTTTACACTATTGTCAATGAGATATTATAGATATTCCCATTTTTTATAAGGATATGTTTGGCTATTTTAATAGAAATATATAGTCAAATTAAGCGTATTAACAATAGAAAGGCATTCCCAAAGTCAACTAGGCTTTGAGAATGCCCTTTTATTTATATCTCCCAATAAAATCAAGAATTGCTTGCGATATAGCATCTTGCAAACGATATTGAGGGTACTTTTCACTCATTAATGTTTGGAATTCATTTAAGATTGCTGTGTTAATTTTAAAATTCTTTGTTACAAACTTTGCTCCATTATCATATACTTTTGGACTAATAATTAAAGAAGCCGAGTTATAGAATTCTATAATTCTTCGTAATGTTGCTTCATTTTCCTTTATGTATAATAAAACATCTTCTTCCTTATGTTCACCTTTATTATCATTACCTTCTAATGGAACATATTGCTTTTGTTGACGTGAATAACGGTAACCGTCTTTATTTAATAAACTTGTCATGCTTGAATAAGCAATGCCTAGATTTATTGCTACCTCCTTTAATTTCATGTTCTTCATCAAATAATCATTTACATATTTTACTCTCTCCTCTGCTACTAGACTTCTAAATTCAACTTCATTCATATAATCTCCCCCTTATAAAATTTTTATTATTATATTGCTTTAGGTTTACTTTCATAACTGTAATAAAGCTTTTTTGAAAAAATTTGTTGCTCGAACCGTCTAAATTATATTTTTTATTTTATTTGCAATATGATATCTGTGAGAAGTAAAAATAGAGGTCTTCATTGAGGGATTTTCTATGAAAAAGGAGGAATGCATATGGTACATACACTAAGTATATTAATTGATTTAGAACCCGAACATTTACATTACTTTGAAATGGTTCATAGACACAAATCTTGTAATGTTGTAATGCGGCAATATAATCGTAGAGGATTACATTTTATTTTATACAGAAAGAATAAATTGGCATGTTCTATTTTTGTGGACGTTGTAGAAATCTTAGGTAGAACCCTTGTTAAAGAAAGTGATTATACATACATAAAAAAATATCTAATAAATTGCCTATCTATACTGTTTAATGATGAAAATTTATTTTTCGAACATAATCTAACAAGATTCGACTTTAGTTTCAATGCTTATATTCCAAATGCTAAGATACGTCAACAAATACTGAAATTGCTAAAGAAACTACCTGGAGCATACCGTAGAATGCAGCAAAACAATTCGTATAAGACATCAATGCTTTATAAGTCAAAGTCCGTTGAGGTTATTGTATATGACAAAGTTGCCGAACGTCTTGCTAAACAAGAAAAGATTCGTTCTTATGAAAAAGACATGTTACGTGTCGAAGTAAAGCTTTCAAATGCTCATATATATAGACAATGTCATCGACATGGCAAGCCAAAACAATTATTCACTTTTCTACATCTATTTCTATTTGAAAAATATTTTGAACAATACTTCTTAAATTTTATACACTGTGGGGATTATTACACTTCGAGTATTGCCTTTAAGAAGATTATGAAATCCACCCTGAAAGAAAAAGAAAAAACTAAGTTGATTCAATTATTAGAGCGAATAAATAAAGAAGGAATTGACAAAGTGAAATCATCCTATAATCCAAAGACTTTCCGTAAATGGATGACATATTTAGATACTTTAAAAATAAATCCTATTTTAATACCTGATACTGCAGGTATTATACATATACATAGCTTACAAAAGTATTATTTCAATACATTAAAAAAACTGTCTTAAAAGATATACATACAATAAATTCAATAAAAATTATTTGGAGGGATGTTTATGCAACAATTATCAACTAACGTAACTATTACAATTCCAGAAGAATTTGTTCTAATCAAAAAAATTGAACTAGAAGAATTAAAAGAAGAAAGTCTTATGGGTACATATTGGTCAATGAAAGATTTGGAAAAAAAGACAAACAAAAAATGCGAGTGGATTAAAGAAAATATTCTTTACCCTAATAAATATCGTAAAATATTGGATATTAAAAATGGAGGGTTTGTATTTTATCCTGAAAAACGAGGGCAAACTTGGTCTTTCCAAGCTCGATTAATGGCAAAATTTTTGGACAAACATTTTGGAGATTTTTTTGCAAATTAAACTATTTTATTTGGGGTAACCTGCTATTCCAAACAAGTTACCCCTTCAATTTCTTGCTCATAATTGTTATTTTTCTAAAGTAAATGTATGTTCATTATTATCATTTATCAAAACATGATACTCAACATCCTGTTTATCAAATCCCAACGTTAGCAATACTTTTGTTAACTCATCAGGTCCTCTTCCATTAAATCCAGATGATAAATCTTCTAATACTATAATCTTTCCCTCTTTACCCGTAATAATAGTTTCAAAAAAAGGTTGTGAATTCTTCTTACGAGAATGACTAACTTTCTTTATTTCTCCTATAATTGTAGCAGCTTTTAAGACTTGTGCTGCAGAGTCTTCTGAACTTCCTGTATGAATTTTTATTTCCATTATGTATCACCTCATTTAGAAAGTATACATCTAATTTATTCATAACATAAATATAAAACATTACAATTTACATCAATTTTATAAAAAAGGATACCTAATAGAAGCACCAGCCACGATATGAAACTGGTGCATACTTATCTTTAATAACAATAAATCTTCTACAATTTACAAGCTATAATCAAATTCCTCCCACATTTCTGGTTCATCAGGATAATATGTGTAGTTAGAAAACGCTTGTATAAATTTTTCAGCAATTGGAATGAGTATATCAACAGTTTCAACTACACTTTTACGTGCTTTGAATCGATAAATAATTTTGTGCTTATTATTCACAAATTCTAACTCATTTCCGATTAACTTCTTTGCACGTTCCTCCTTTTCCTTAATAATATGAAAGATTTTTTTGCTTTTCTTTGCAAAACTTAGTTCTACAAATGCCCAATTTTTACTTTCAACAGAAATATACAAATTAATATCAGCTTTTCCAGCTCCAAATCTCAAGGTGGGAATTTTGTCGATATTAGATTTTTCTCGTTGAAAGGAAAAGAAGTATGGAAATGTCGAGCGTAACCTATCTATAAGATAGGTATTTTTAAGATACCTTTCCATATTTTCGATATTTTCCTCCATGGGCTCAATCTTTCCCTTTAGTGGTTTAATAATACTTATTTCAGTCAGAAGTTCTAAAGGGTTTTGTATGTTGTTAAACATATTTAAATGATTGTATACCAGCAGCTTATGGACCTTAGAATTAAGTATCTTGCTTAAATCAATTGCACTTTTATTGATTTTTACAAAATAAAGATTAATGTTCTTTCCTTTTACTGCCTCTCTCAATTCTATAACATGCATCTTTAGGAAATCTGGAGCTTGATAAACAATAATTCCAGTTTCAATATTGTCAATAAATTCAAGTAGTTTTGTTTGATGAGGCCCATCAGATACAGTTAATATATTCTCCACATATACTGGAATATTAGAGTTTTTCTCTAATGCATATATGTCTATCATGAAATTTTTCTGAAAGCCTTCATATTTTTTTTCTAATTTTACTTCGACCAATTCTAGACCTAATACTTTTTCTAGAATACCTTTATTCTCTTTTAAACCGAAACTCATAATGAACTCATTTTCAGTTCCATTCATCGACATTCTTATCCCTGCCGTCCTCTATATCCTTTTCTTCTAAAAGTTCACCTACATCAACACTTAATCCCATAGCAAGCTTTTCAACCGTATCTAGACTTGGACTTCTTAATCCCCTTTCAATTAGGCTTATAGTGGCAGGGTCAACTTTTGATAGCCTCCCTAATTTTTGAACACTTATGGCTTGCACCTTCTTTCTTATCCAATATAAATTTTCTTGGAAGATTTTTGAAAGTCTTTTTTTCATTTAAATTCACCTCCTTGTTTACACTGATATCTTGCGCATTGTAAATTTAAATATACCACTTGGAATAAATTAACAAGTTTATTTACTTATAGAATGGCTATACTAATTATTTTGACTATTGTTAATAAAAATTTATAAGTATAGTCAATAAAAAGACAAATAATTCACTAATTTCATTTTATTTACATAGCTTTATTAGTTCTTAATTTTAATTTTGTTGCTCGAACCTCCAAAATTTCACTTTTATTTTCTATTGTTATATAACATTTATAGATATATAAATATACTTTGCAAATTAAAGCATAAACAATATATGATAAGGGTGACCTGTTATTTTCTCGATTACCCTTTAGATATAAAAGGGGGTTTTAATAAATGGCAAGTTTTCAAAAAAGAAAGGACAAATGGCAATACACAGTTAGTAGAGTGATTAATGGCAAATCTAAGCCCATCAGAAAAAGTGGATTCCATACAAAAAAAGAGGCAATGATTGCGGCTGCAGAGGTTGAAGCATCTTTAGCAAAAGGTATATCACCGGTACTCAAAAAAATTTCTTTTGCTGAATACTTTAAAAAGTGGATAAGTCTATATAAAGAGCCAAAGGTCAGTAATACCACATTAAAGCACTATCACTACTCATTAAAAGCTGTGGAAGATTATTTTATTGATATTCCAATCCAAGACATAAAGAAAATGGATTATCAAAAATTTTTAAATGATTTTGGCTCTAATAAAGCAAAAGAAACTGTAGCTAAAGTTAATGGACATATTAAATCGTGTGTCAAAGATGCTATAGATGAACAAATAATTCAAGTTGATTTTACACGTAATTCCCAACTTACTTGGACAGTTCAGGCAAAAAAACCAATAGAGAAGCATTTAAATTACGGAGAAAGCAAAATGTTATTAAATAGCATTTGTAAAAAAATTAATGGTAATGGCGGTTTAGGTTATTACTTGTTACTTTTGGGGCTAACTTCAGGGCTGCGTTTTGGTGAACTAGTTGGTTTGACTAGGAATGATTTTGACTTTGAAAAAAACACCATTAAAGTTAATAAAACATGGGGTTATAAAAGTAGTTCTCCAATCGGTTTTGGAGCTACTAAAAATGAACAATCGGTTCGTGTTATTAAAATGGATGGACTAACGATGAATTACTTCAAAAAATTATTTATATCTATGCCTACAAACATTCACCAATTAGTTTTTTTTAGTCCAAGTTCAAAATATAAAGTAATAAGTAATACAAATGCAAATAAACTATTAAAAAAACTGTTAGATGAACTAAATATTGAGCCTATCACTGTTCATGGCTTACGTCATACGCACGCTAGTGTTTTGCTATATAAGAAGGCATCTATTCATTATGTTAGTGAGCGATTGGGCCATAGCGACATTGAAACTACATTAAAACAATACACACATGTATTGACCGAACTACGTTTACAAGATGAAAAATTAACTGTAGAAATCTTTGAAAACATGGTTGCAATATAGAATTTACCATATAAACATATGTGTAAACCACGTGGAAAACTCCTTGAGCTCCTATCGTTTTCTATCGTTATCATTTTATTTATAAAATAACAAAAAACTCACAAACCCTTGATATATAAGGGCTTGTGAGCATTTAATATTTTTTATCTTTAAGTAAAACATCATGGTTATACCGGTGGTCGGGGTCGAACCGACACTCCAAAGGAACACGATTTTGAGTATTAAAAAATTATTAATTCCTTCTTAACCACTTAGTATCAATATGATTAACTACTTTTAAAATTCACGATACATACTATCATGAGTGATTTAACTAGATTATAAATGAATTATATTATAATTGCAATTCTCTTATCTCTAAAATTGCTATATATAATAGAAGAAACTCATTTTTATTTAATTGATAACCTTATAAGGTGTATATACCTATAAATTTTCTATTTTAATGTAAATTCATTTGATTTCAGCTTAAATAATGGTAATATTTCATTATAAAATGAAGGGAATGATTGTATGTTAAAAAATAATACATATATATTTTTAAAGAATTTAAGATTAAAGCATAACCAAGAAGAAGAAATAGGTTTAATCCATGATAAAATTTCAGATGGAACTATTTATAACTATTTCATTGGAAAGTATGGAGAAGAAAATATTAATTTTGAAAATGTTGATATAAAAAATTTCCAGAAAAGATTAGCTAATGATGATTTGTATGAAGATAAATTCTATAAACCTAAAGCTGAAGTTGGACTTGCTATCTTCCTAAACTATTGGCTAGATATTTATTCAGAAGAAATTCAAAGTAATATTGAAATTGAAAGATTATACCTGAATGGTGTGTTTTATTAACAATTATTTTCTATCGAGTATTTCAATTAAAAAAACCTTAACTAAAACAAAAAAATTCCCCCTAACCAATTAAGGCTAGGGGATTTTTTATATATTGATATTTTGAACTTCATTACATGCTTTTAATAATGCAAAATTACGCTTTTGAATTGCTTGTTTTTTTAACAGTTGCACAAATTCATGAAATGGTAACTTTTGTTGCAATGAATCATTAACAGCAATTATATATAAAACTGGATCAAGAAAAACATCATAGTGCTTTAACATAAAGGCTAATTGTTGCTTAACTTCTAACAGTTGCATTTGTTTTAATGCTGCATGGATTTCCATTATTGAACACCATCTAAAGTATTCAATTCTATTTCATCATAAATACTCTTAATATCATCATCACTAAAATCAATTGAACCAATGTTGTTTTGTACATTATTCAATAATTCATGACGTTGTGAAGGTGAAAGCATTAAGCTAGATAGTTGTTTATCTAATACGTTTAATAATGCGTTACGTTGTCCAATATGTTGCAAAACAGTTAGCTTTGTAGAACCTTCGCGTGTTTCTAATGCTTGTGTAATACCATACTTTACAATTTCATCATCAATTTGCTGAATTAAAAACATAGTGTTAGCGACTTCTACAACGCTAAATAAATCAATTTGCGTTAAATGTGTGACATTCATTGATTCAATAGCATTTACAAGTGAATCATATAACGATTCATTATAGATTTTATAGCCTTTTGTATCGTGTAAATTCACCTTAGAAAAGGCGCCTTTTAGTAATTCTTCTTTTTCTTCTTTAACTTTAGCGCGGGTAACATTTGAATCCAAATGAACTACTTTTAAATTTGCCAAATTATTTACTTCCTTTCCATGAAATTGCCAATTTTTATTTTTCAAATGGTAATGTGTGATTGAATTGTGGGGCGTGTGCTATCCGTAGATAAACACGTTTTTTTATTTGTGGGTAAGGGGGATTTATCCAACACGTTTTACAATGATCGTATCGAATTGTTTTCTTTGTATATCAGATTCTATTGAAATAATTTTGTAGTTCACACCATTTAATTCAACAGTCATATCATTAGTTATTTGCTTACTTGTATGTCTGATAACTAGATTAGTTGTACTTTCTAACAATGTTCCAATACTTGCTTGAATATCCTTCATTGTTTGATTGCGAACGTAGCACCAACATGAATGAAACAATGTCTTTGTTGTTTCAGTATCACCATATTCATCTGTTGTTGTCTTGATTGAATAAATGTTAATACGATTGTTCATCATTCCTATTGTCATACTCATATAACAACACTCGTTTCAGGTAACCATTTACGTTGTATATCTAATAGACCAGTAAAGCTATATAGATATTCATGTGTAGCCTTCTCGCTACCTACTGCCCTATTCTCATACCATTGTGCTACAAGATTTAACGCTGCCAGTGTAAACTCAACTGGTATATCCTCAAATGCTTCAAATGGTTGATTTAAATAGTTTTGTATATAACTCTTTGCACTATCAATCATTAACTGAATCAGTACATCATCTTCTGTGTGATCCACACGTAAATAATTCTTAACTAAATTTATATTGAAAGCTTCATCTGTAATTATCATTGTTGTAATCCTTTCATTTGGTTGGTTCTAATACTCTTTTTACAAAGTTATAGCTAACAGGTTTCAAGCCTTCTTTTCTTAATGCTTGATTAGTCTTTGCTAATATTTCAGAGCGTTTTATGTATTTATTTGTGTTAGAGAAATTAAGCACAAAAGCACGAGCAAGAGTGTATCTATAAGCACTTTCACTTCTAAAATGTTCTTTAATTGCTTTTAATGCAGAAATATAAGTATTCAATTTTAATTCACCTTATTTAATTGTTTATTCAGTTGTATATTTAGTTGTAATAAAAAGAGAGTAGCCAAATGAATGACTACTCTTTAGAAAATTGATTATGCAACTTGTACATTTAGTTTTGCAACAGCTTGAGGATTTACAACAATTGAATCCATGTAAGCGTCAAATAGATACATTTTTGCACCTTTTAAAGCTAATCCTGAATCAACGATTTCACGTAATCCTTGTTCTTGTTTAATCATTACTGCAACAGCTTCATTGATATTACCGAATACAACAGGTGTTTCAGCTGATAATGCTTCAGTTACATATACAGGAATATCAAATAAAGTGTAAGAAACTTTACCATTCACAATGCCATTTTGTAAGAAGAAATGACCATCATTATCTTTTAATTTAGCAATAGTTTTAAAGAAGTCACGTTGCATAACGAAACATGCACCGGCCAAAAATTCAGGGTGAATAGAAAGGTATAAGTCTTGCAATGTATCGTATGTAATTGCACCAGTTACATCAACATGACCAATTGCAACGTCATTAATAATACCGTTAAATTCATCAGTACCAACACCAACGAGCATTGATTTTTCAATAGCTTTAGCAACTTTACGAGCTAATAAATTAGGAACGTATTGATCCATGTTTACTGCAGCGTCATTAATCAATTGGTTAGAAAGAGTAATTGCGGCACCAACACGTTTTTGTTTTAATTCAGCATATTCTAGTTTTAATTGTTGTTCGACTAGGTCAACGCCTTCACCAACAAATGCGGCAACTACATCATCATTGCCTTCACGTGCAACTTTTAGTGATCCTGACATTGTAGGGAATTTTTGAGCCATTGCAAATACTGGTGAAATATCTTCAATTTCTTGAACAATTGTATTTGCTATTTGTTCAGGAATAACAGCAGCGCCATCAGTTGTTGTTTGTAATGCACGATTTTCTTTAATAATTGTGTTTAGTGATTGTTCAGGGTTTACAGAGTTTAATTTTTTCATAGAGGAATTACTTCTTTCTTCAGAGGATTTTTGTGGGATATTAGGAATTTCAATTGTTTCAGGTGTTTCTAAAGAACGAGCCTGAATAATTGAATCTTGATAAGCTGGGGTTTTAACTGCACTAACTTCAAATAATTCAAGTGCTTGAATGGTACGTTGATACATGCCATTTGCGAGTTTTTGCCATGAATCTTTTAAACTTCTAAAACCAAATGACATGTTTTTTAAAATGCCTGATTTGATTAAAGTGAAATAGTCATTTCCCCAACTTGTAGGGGTGATTGTTGCTTCAATATAAAGGCCTTGTTCATCTTCACGTAATTGAAGTGATCCATTATTAGTTGAAGCAAGAATTTTTTGTTTATCATGTTCGGCAAGAAAATCAACGTCATTACCTTGTCTTAATGCTTCAGCAAAAGCACCTTTAGCAATAACTTCAATAAATTCATTACCATTAACATCTTTAAGGGGTTGTGAAGGCTTTTCAGTCTTGTTCACATAGCCTTTTACTTGAAGTGAACCATCATTATTCTCTTCAATGGCCCTTACTTCAAAATTATTGGTTTTCAGTATTTCCATTAATTTGTTCACCTTGTTTGTTAGTAGTTTGAGTATTGATATTCAACACTTCACCAGTTGCTTTATTTCTCATTGCTTGTCCAATGTTGAGTTTGTAGTAATCTTTTTTATCATCAACAACAGTCATATCAAGACGTTTACGACTTTCATTGAAGCTAATAACACCATCATTGAATAGCTTTAATGTAGCTTCGATACGTTCATTTTCAGTTGCTTTCAGCACTTGTGAAGTATCAAACATAAAAAATAAGCCTTGTTCAGAAGGCTTTAAGAAATATTTATCTAGTTGTTGTTGAATTGTTACTAGGATAGGTTGAATTGTTTGTTGTAAAAACGAGGTATTTGCAGTTGATAGTGAATTGTATTTGTTTCTTGTATCGTTAATTAAGCTTTCTGATACATTGAACAACATACAAATTTGTGAAGTGAGTTGTTGATTTGTTTCATTTAGTTGAAGGTCATTAGGATTAGTACCGATATTTTGATATTCCAATCCATCTTCAAGAATGATTGTTTTGCCACTTTTTGAAGAACCTTCATAAAGATTTTGCCAACTTGTACGCAAGTTATTAATAGCCTTTTCTGAAAGTCTTGTTGCAGCCTTTAATAAACCAATACCAAATGATCCATTTTTTAAAATCTGTTTATTATAGGTTTGAGCGTTGATTGCAGTTTCAAGTACATCTGAATTACTTAAAACGCCTTTCGTACCTGAATCAAAACGAATTATTTTTTTGCTATCAATTGTGTAAGTTCCATCAAAATTATAAATATATTGAATGTCACCAATAGTAAAACCATCATCTGAATAATATTCTTCAGTCACATAATTAGCTTTTAGTACATGCAATTCATTACCGTTGTTATATAGATAGGCCTTACCATAAAGCAAAATATCTTTTACTAATTCAGCTTTTAAGGTACTTGAAGTATCAATAACATTAGGGTTATTAAGCATTTGTAATCGTGGATCATTGTTTTTAAAGGTTACATTTTGGCCTTCATGTTGCATTAAATTAATTGGTAATGCCGCAATTGTATTTGTAATCAGATTCACACATGCTTTAAATGCTGGAATACCAATTGCTTGTTCTTCAGTAACTACTAAGTTTCTGATATTAGAACTAAATGATGTTGAAAAATAATCATTTTGATAGGTACCATTTTTATTTCTCTTAAAAAATGCCATTTTATAATTCCTTTCATAGAGTTTTCTATATTCAGTTGTAATATTTAGTTGTGTATTCAGTTGTTATTTTTAAAGATGAAATTGAAATTCACCTTTCGTGTTAATTCCTTCCTTTTTTACTCATTTGGGTAATTTCAAAGCAAATAAAAAACCAGTAGCAATAGACCCATAAGGACTATCACTACTGGAAAGTAGGTTTTCTTTGATGAATTTAAAAAAACATAATAAAGAAAGGTATTCAATAATTAATGAAAAAAAGGAGAAATGTATGGGAAATTCCCTTACACTATATATGTAGATAACTCGTGATTTTGTCTCCATTTTTTACGAAAATGATTCAAAAGACCTAATCAAACTGCTATTTTCAATTCGTTTTCTTTTTGTTTTATAACCCAATAGGTCACTTTTTTACCTTCGCTATCATACTTTCTTGTAGTTGTTAAAATATATTTTTTACTTTGTTTTTCTACAAGCTCCCTAATCTTTTTTAATCTAGGTGTTTGACTAGGATTATGCTTATCTAATTTATATTTTTTAACTTCTAAACATAATTGTTCTTTTTGTTCTTTGCTTAATATGACTTCGCTTTTATCTTCGATATATGGATTCAATACTTCATCAATATTGATTGCAAATGTACGATTTAACACTTCAATTGGTTTTGTTGGATACATTTCACTTAGAATATCAATGTAGCCTTGTGTTAGTGTTTCAAAGTTTTCGTACATATATTTTAAATCTTTCAACTGAAGTTCAATGTAAGCCAATTTCATGTTATTAATCTTTAATTTAGCATTGTTATATTCATCAACTTCAAAGTAAACATAAGAAGGTTGTTTATCTACACCATGATTTCTATACCATAATTCATGATTTTTTAACCAGCTTAATTCATCTTCAAAGTAATTGATTTTTGCATATACATGTTTGCGATTAGGTACTTTAATTAGCATTGTTGTTTTATTTCCTTTCATTTCTCTACAACGTGATCGTGATTGTTCAAGTGTTACAAAATCAGTATTGCAAGGATAGGAAACGAGTGTATTTTTTTCGCTATACATGCTTATACCGTTATCAATTGCCTTTGTACAAGCTAGAAAATCAAAGTTCATATTAGTTGTTAGTTTGCCTTCAGAATCCTTATATTCATGTTCCAAATGGCTTTTAACGTCAATATCTGTTATTTCTTCATATCGTTTATGGTATTCGGAGATAATTGCAACTGATTTATAACCTAATTGACTAAATGATTCTTTTGATTGCTTAACCTTTTCAACATCATTTTGCCATTCAATAACATTATAATTGGCTTTTAAATATTCTTTTTCTTGTTGCTTGATTACATCATCATCAGTTGTTAAAAGGATTTTTTCAATATTGTTATTTAGTGGATCAATGTCACGTAAAACTTTTAATGGTCTAGTCATTAGGTATTGTATTGCTTTTAATGGTTCAGGTGTTGCAGTTAGAAAAATTTTTATAGAATCACATTCATTTATATAATTCCAACTATACATAGTTTCAAAAGAAAATACGCTATCCATTACGAAAAAGTGTGATTCATCTAAAATTAATACATCATATTCAATTGGAATATATTGATTGATAGATTTACTTATAATCATGTCATTCAAGCTTTGATAGGACATAAATTTTAAATTTTTATATTTACGTTCATATTTATTTTTCAGTTGTTCCCCTAGTGATTTACGATTGTATAAATAAAGGACTGTTTTCCCTTCACGTTCTGCATATGGCACATAATGATCCAGTAATATTGTGGTTTTGCCACTTCCACATTCGCTAAAAATTCCCCAGTTATATTGCTTGTTCCATTGTTTAAAGTTTTCTTCATTAAATTCTTCAGATAAAAATTTCATTTGTTGTTTCTCCTTTTTAATCGTTTCAACAATATTCTTATATGGGAAAGAAAAATTTTGTAAAAAGGATTTATACAAAAAATGAGGAAAATGCTTAATCTTATAACTCCCGATATATCTGATATATCTTAGGACACTTTTTAAGGGATATTCTTAATAATAATAATTACTTATATTAGTTTTTATTAATTTTGTTAATACATATTCAAACACTAACAACTACCATGAGAGGAAACAAATTTACTTCAATATGTGGAACGTAGTGGAACATGTTGAATAAATTTTTTTCTCGAATAAAGGACATGACTTATTGTGCTTTAGCACGATAAGTTATGGACTTATATAATCAGTTGAGCAACGCATTGCTAAAGCAATTCCTTGCTCACTGTCTTTGTCTGAACGTAACAAGTTACGATCAGCCAAAAGAGAGAGTTTTCTTTAGTGTGTTATATAAGTTAAAATTAAAAAATACATCATTAGGAGTTGCTAAAATGTGGATAAATGTTGTTTTTACGATATTCTCAATAATGGGATTATCTCATATGTGGTTTGCTATATTTGGAAAGAAAAAAGATTTTAATAATCTTAATACAGGTGGTTCTTCAAGTTTAGTTGAACTGATATTTGACCTTACTTATCAACTTTCTCCATTATTAATAAAAAGAATTCTCACATTTCTTTTGGGGTTATTTGGTGCGTTATTATTTATAATACTTTTATATTTTTATAACTTTGGATAGTAATATTTCCGACTATAAATTTCATGCTATAATAGATATATCATTGATAATCCTTTTTATGAATATATAGATTGGCTTCATTAGTACAGAGCGTTTAATTACGCCTGAATAAATTAAAAAGGATTGAAGCACAATGAATAAAATTGATGAAAAGTTTGAAGAAATTAGAAAAGAAATTAACAAATTAGAACTTGATTTGAGGGGCATAATCCTGAATAGATTATCAATTGAATATTTTGCTATTGATAGACGTTCAGAATTTGACAAAAAATTAGAAGAACAATATTTAAAAGATAATATGTAATTCCTAAGTGGTGGCTATTATATAGCTGCCTTTTTTATTTTCTTAAAAATTTTTTCTAATTTCCTTTTACATTTTTGTTTTTTACCATATAACCTATGTGTAAATCAAAAAAGCAAGATAAAAGGAGATTTTTTATTATGGCAAATGTAGAACACAATTTTTTAAATGACGAAAGATTTTTTATTAAGGATGGAAAGGTATTTTCAAGCGATATTATGATGAATAATGATGATACACTTGCATTTTTGAGTGAGGAAATTCCACAAAAATTAGAAAAATTATTAAAAGAAATTCCTATGTATAAGGATTGTGTTTTAAAAGATGTAATTCCCGTTATATATGAATGTGGCAACGAAGTCGAGTATGGTACAAGATTATCATACAGTTTCACATATGAAGCTTTGATTGCTTCAAATATATTACCAGCTTTTGATGACTGTTTCCCTTATTTTAAAGAGTTCCTACAAACATTTAAGCGTTTAGATATGATTGTTTCAATGCAAAATTTAGTTACAAAAGAATATATTGAAAGTCAAATAGATGATGATGTTATTGATGATGCAATTCTAATTGATTTCTAATCAACAAAACTTAAATTTTTATATCTTGAACACTCATTAATTTGAGTGTTTTTTTATTTCTAATAAAAAACATTACCTAAAGGGTGACTTTTTAGATAAAAATGGCAGTTTTACGTTAAAATAATTATATATTCTGTTTCAAGGGAGGTTTAATATATGGGCATTTTTAGTATGTTCAGTAAAAATAATAAGGTGGGTGGGATTATAAAAGATTTGCAATTGGAAAGCTTTTATAATCCATTATCTGTTGAAGAAAAAGAAATGATGAAGAATGTATTAGAACCAAAATTTGTTTTGGGGTATAACCCATATACAAAAAAAGATTTGGATCAAGGAAATGCTAAATGGGATAGATCAATAAGTGATTTTTTTCTCGTCATTGGAAAAGCTGTATCGAAAGAATTAAGCATTAAATTGTATGAAGAAAGCATGAACCATTCTGATAATGACTATGTAGCACAACATCTTATAAAACAAGATTTGGCAGAAAAATATTATCAGTTAAAACAATTTGATAAATGCGAAGAATATTGTAAAAAAGATATTGCTGAAATTGATAAATATATTAATGATAAAATTTTTAAAGGTGCAACTGTATATTCCTTTAAACGGTTAGCAATTTTATATGAAAAACAAGAAAGATATAATGAAGCTATTGAAGTTTGTGAATTAGCTATGAAATATAACCAAATAGACGGTACAAAAGGTAGCTATGAAAGTCGTTTAAGTAAATTACAAAAGAAATTAGAAAAAGCAAACAGTCTATAACAAGACTGTTTTTTTATTTTTTTAAAATCTTTTTACACTTTCTGCACATTCCATATAACTATCATGAAAATATTTTCAAAAAAATTATGAAAGAAGATATATTTTTATGAATGAAGAAAAACTGTACAACGCAAAAGAAATTGCTGAGCAATTAGGGATTACTAAAAAGGAAAAAAATAAATTATATGTACGTTGGGAAAGACTAAATAAATATCTAAATAGAAATGATATAGATAAAGATACTTTACTAACAAAAGAAGAAGTTTTAAAACTTTGCCAAACTACAAAAAATTTTATTCCTGAAGAGCTTGCTAATAAAATAGGCATTGATATTAAAAATGTCTTAATCCCAACTAAAGAACAAGAAACATTAAACGTCATTAAACATGCTTTTGCTAGCTTAAATTGCATTAAGGAATATGCAGTTTTTAATTATCGGATTGACTTGTATTTTCCTAATGAACGAATAGCAATAGAATGTGATGAATTAAATCATGCTAATAGAAATGAATTCTATGAATACAAACGACAAAAAGAAATAGAAAATGTCTTACACTGTAAATTTATTCGTTATAATCCTGATTGCAATAACTTCAACATTGGTGATGTAATCAATGAAATTATGAATTTAGTTTATGATCCTCAAAGTTCTACTCATGCAGCCTAATTACTAGGCTGTTTTTTCATGGCTGACTTTTCAGCCGTCATTATTTCGTGGCTCAATTTGAGCCACCAAATTTCCATCATTAAAATTGTAGTTTTAGGATTCGCCATTTGATTTTGAATTCAGCGAATATATAATATACCCTAGTATTGAACTATTGTTATATTTATCAAGGAGGTGCTTAAAATGAAATTAGCGGAAAAGAAAATTTTTAATGGTTATTTATTTGGATTAGTTAAATTTATGAAGCCTGAATTTGTTGATAGATTTAGAGAAGGTAACATTCGTATGAGTGATTTAAACACTTATATTAAAATGGAAAAAAAATCAATGATACGTGGTATGGGAGATAAATTAGAGGGTGCAGCCGTAATTAAAGCAGAATCATTTGAATTGTATGAGGAAGGAACTGATAACCTATTTTTTACTGGTAATTCTAGCAGATTTACTTTAACATCTAATGATTTAACAAAAACCCCTGTTTTTTGTTCATTTGCAATAAATGATAAAATTTTAGAAATCATTAATGAAGATAATGACTATTATTATGTAAAACCTCAATTAGATGAAAAAGACGTTGAAAAATTAATTCAAGACTTTGATAATACGGCTGTTCTAATTGATGTTAAATTTATTCAAAGGTTTATAGATGTATGTAAGAAAAAAAATATTGGTGTAAAAGCCGATATTATTAAGTATTTTGATTACGGAATAAATCAGAAAGATAGATTAAAACAGTATACAGATATTCATAATCCTAATATGTGTTTTATAAAAGATAAATATTTTGAATCCCAAAATGAGCATAGAATCGCATTAAAAAGTGAACGAACTACAGAACCAATTACTTTTAATATAGGTGATATTTCTGATATAACTACTGTTTTTGATATAAAAGACTTTTTTTCAAAATACGGTATGAAATTAAAAAAACAAGAATAAAAGCAACCTAATTTTAGGTTGCTTTTTTCGTGGCTCATTTTTGAGCCGCCAAACAAATAATGAATTATTGTGCATAAAAAGACCGCCAATAAGGGCGGTTTTACTCATTATTCAATATTATTCTTCTTTTAATTCTGCTATTTCTACTTGCAATCCACTTGTAAGTTGTTTTCTAAACATTTCCATATGCATAATTAATGTAATATCAGGAGTTACTTTTCTACTTTCAGTAACATAGGGTAAGCTATTCATATCATAAATAATTCTATCCATTCTTTCATTAATTTCATCTATGATAGTCTTTAATTTCCTTTCATTTCTGCCTTCAATAATATTTTCAGTATGTACAATGGCGTGTCTATACTGTCTGTAAAAACTATACTGTAATAAATAATCTTTTAAATTTGTATTTTGTTGTGACTTATGTTGTTCATAGTCTTCAAAGTAATCTAATAATACTTCTGGTAATCCACCTTGACCAAAATTAATTTTCTTTGAAATTTCTCCTTCATTTAAATCAGTCGTATACCTTAAAAATACTTCATAGATATCTTCTAGTAGAGCATCAATTAAGCTGATTGTTTTTACAAAATAATCACTAGAGATTACAGTTATTGCTTCATTTTTATAGAAATTCAATATTTGTTCTTTGTTTAGTAGAGTAATCATTTCTACAGAATTTCTAAATTCGTTCGGAACACCTCCCATAGTATTAATTTGTATGTTACCGTCCATATTTTCATATCTATCCGAAGCAATAGAAGTAGAATTTGTTAATAGTGAATAACAATTATATCGGCTATCCAATTCTCTCTCTTTTCTAAATACCAATTGCCATAATTCTTCGTATAAATCATTATTCCTAATCATCTCCAACACTCCTTTAGCAACTATTTTACTAGTAATTATCAATTCCTTTTACTTACTTTTCAAGTAAAAACGTTTTAACCCAAATATATTAGTACATTATTTACAAACATAGTTTAGCCATGATTTCACGTTGTTTAGCTTCATAGTCCATTGTTGATTGTATTTTTGAAGTATCTTTCTTGAACCAATCAGGAATATTTTGCTGTTTGCTATTAGCAATTTTGGCTTTATTTAATTTATCTTGTTGCTCAAAAACATTAGTTGCTTCCGATGCTTCAAATTCATCATTTACTGGCTTTGTATCGCTTTCTATAGGCTTAATGGTGTTATTAATCATCTTTGTTAAAGTACCGCTAAAGAAGGCATAGGCATTGTTATATCGGGCATTAAATAATGTTTTCATAGCTTTTACTATCAAGCTATTAAACAATGATTCTTGTAAGCTATTTTTGAATTTGTTCTTAATACCTTTAGCGATTACATATAGTTCATGTAGCATTGTTTGTGGCTTTTGATGTTTGCTTAATAATCCTTCAATCGAATTTTTTAGATTAACGTCACTATACGTACATAAATCATTTGAAGAATGATTTTTAAAAACCTTAAACCCCTTAAATACCTTAGAGCCTTCTTTTTCCTCCTTCAGTCTTGATATATCAACGTTTGCAACACTTTCCAGTCCTACATTTTGAACTTCATTTTGTGCTATATTTAGTTCTTCAATTTCATCATCATTAAGGAAAAATACTTCTTTCATTATCGCTTTAAAATTAGCATGTAATTTATCAACGAAAATATAGTGACCATTGTTTTTACCACGACTTTTTAAACGAGCAACAACTATTTGATTCACTTGTTTAATACTCTTAACGGTCTTAAATACCGTTGTGATACCACATTCACTATCTTTTGCTAGTGTTTCAGCTTTAATCTTTGTAATACCTGTTTGTGCTAGTTTAATTAGCAATTGAGTTAATACATTGAATTGTTTTGAAGGAAATAATTGATTGAATATGTATCCTTGTTGCTGCACATCTTGTTCAAAGTTCTTCATACGTGCATTTGAATAGTTTTTATTGCGTTCTTTTTTGTGATTATTGATAAACGATTGAACATGTTCATCAAAAGCATTTAAAGTTTTCATGGCTATGCTCCTTTTATCAGGAACACTAAAATGTGCATTATTATATAAAACTTGAATACAATCTTTAAAAACGTTAAAATATATGTATTGTGTAAGCTCATTTTAGTTTCCTTGTGTAACTATTTGAGTGATTAAAGGATTAACGTTGCCGCGTTAGTCCTTTTTTATTTTTTATATAAGTTTTCTAATGGTGAAGATTCCCTATGTTTTTCATTTAGTTCAGTACCAAATAATCTCACATAGCGTTTTGTCATTTCCATGCTTGTATGTCCCATGATCCGCATTAAATCAAATGCACCACCGCCATTTTGAATATAATTTTTAGCGAATGTATGCCGCATAGTATGTGGGCTATTTCTTACATTGGTTATCTTTGCTAAATTCCCATAGTAACTGAATCTATTTTGATATTGCCTATTTGTTAAAGGCGTTCCGTCTAAAGTAACGAATAGTGTATTGCTTTCAGTAATTCCACGTACTTTTAAATAACTTTTCAATTGTCTAGAAAGTGTTTTTTGTAATGGTACAAAGCGTTCAAAGTTGTTTTTTGTACGTCTAATTCTTATTACACCTTCAGGAAATTGAATATCATCTATTTCAATTCCAGCCACTTCAGAAAGTCTTACACCAGTATCAAAAAGCAAATAAATAATTGTATAATCTCGTAACCCTACAAATGTTGTTAAATCACATGCAGCGAGTAATTGTCTTATTTGCTTATTAGAATACGTTTCAATTATTGGCTCACGATCTCGCAACAACTTTAAATGTTCTACTGGATTGTATTTAATCACTTTGTAATCAAATAAATGATTATAAAATGCTCTAATTGCTCTTAATCGTGAGTTTATTGTAGAAGTTTTTAAATTGTGATTTTGCATTAATTTAATGCCCTCTTTAATCACATCAAAAGTTACTTCTTCAACAAATGTAACTTCTATATCTCTATGAAAATAATTAATTTCACGCTCATAATATCGAATGGTTGCTGGTCTAACATTTCGAAGTTTTGAATCATTGAGGAATAAACGTAAACAATCAACTATAGTACGTTGTCCAGTTTCAACTATTTGAGGACGAGCATTTTCACGCTCTCTTGCATTAAGTAGATTTTTTCTTCGCAT